GTTGACAGCATCGTCACCCGTGGGTCAGACCCCTATACGGAACTGGCTATTGAGCAATGCCTAAACATTTTGAAACAATCCGAAATAGCTGCCAAGGCCATTATGGTACAAATGCAGAACATTGCTTGTACGCTTCCTGAATACCCGATTGTACGATCAATGAATGGTGTAGGAGACAACTTAGCTCCACGGCTTATTGCAGAAATCGGTGATGTTCGCCGTTTTACCAGCGGCAAGGCTTTGAACGCATATGCTGGCAATGATGCTCCTCCATTTCAGTCTGGACAATATGAAAGTCAAAACCGGCATATATCTAAGCGAGGCGCTCCCGCGCTTAGGAAAGCTTGTTATGAGGTAATGCAATGCCTCAAGATGCATAAGCCGCAGGACGATTCCGTCTATCTATTCATGATAAAGAAAGAGCAGGAAGGAAAGCCCCTGAATGTAGCGAAGATGGCTGCCATCAACAAGTTTCTTCGCATTTATTACGCACGAGTTATGGAAATCTATAAATAGATTTCTTTTGCCTTATTGCCCAGGGCTTATTAAAGTTACCCTTTTTTATCTCAAAATCCATCAAAAAAGTACTTGACATTTATTAGCAAGGTTTGGTTACTACACTGGCTGAAAATACTTTTTAATAATCCCCATAACAACCTGTTCGGAATGATGTGTGGCAATATCCCTATTGATTTGCTTCCTACGTCCTCGGTTCACCTTTTCCATCAATCTTGACTGTTCTATGTAATAATTAATTTCATTGACCAGATGCATTATGGAATCGCTAAATTCAAAATAAATATCACCAGAATCATTCAGATTGATTCTTCCACCACTCTCTAAAACTTTTGCAGTTCTATCAGCATACCTATCTGACAAGTCTCCATAATCGAAGGATTTGGATTCCTCCGCTTCTGACCTTTTGTATGATTCCAACTCTTCAATCATCTTCCGTGCTTTGTCAATAATATCTGCTTCTACCGCACATATTACCTGCACATATGAATGGTAGTACTGTGATATAATTAAGACATATTTAATCATCCCTCTGCCTCCTGATGCATTTCATCATATTGGTACTGTAAGCGGCATTCTTTACAGGTTTCACAGGGTTCTCCCTCCCCATCAATGGTCCTTAATCCGGCACATAAGCCTTCCTCCATTCCTGGATTTTCACAGCGCCGAACCATATAACAACGAGCAATCGCATGTTCAATCCTTTTTTCATCTGCTTTTACCCTTCGATATATCCAGTCCAGAAGCATGAGTAAATCCGCTCTTGTTGTTGCATTATGTGTTGCCAGGCTTAACTCCAGTTCTATCAAACTCATCTTTTTTTCGTACGGCAACCATTCAAACCTTTCTTTGTCAAACTTCATCTTCAATCCTCCTCTAAATACGTGCTCTCTTTAAAATTCCTTCTGGCGAATCGTCAAATGGTTCCTGATTGGGTTTCCACTGCACACCCTTACTCTCTGCCAATTTATCCAACATCTGAAATCGTTTCTGTGACTTCTCCCGAGCTGCATCGACCTCTTTTTGCTCTATCTCGTTTGATATCATCAACAGTTTATAAAGAGCATCCCGGAAGCGTTCAGGGTAAACAACTCGTTCGCTCCTTAATATGCGGTTAAGGCCCTGCTGTGTATATCCAATCATCTTACACAAGTCCGATACGCTCATATCATATGTGTGTGCCAGCTCTTTCAATTTCATGGATTAATCCTTTCTATAATCTCTCGTTTACCGAAATTATTAATCAACTAAATACGTGTTTCTATCATCAAATATCTGTCCTGTAATGGTATTAATGCGAATATGCGATAGTGTATCCATGTCTGTCGGTGTTAAATTACAGTCTCTGAATACAATGGTTCCATCCGCTTTTATTTCGCTTACCACACCGACGCGGCTAAAGATCGAATCAATACTCATGATTTTCCTCCATCAGAATATATGTGGGTCCTCGCACGGTCTTATGTCCATGTGACGTTTCTCCGCAATCTCCTCTAGGCATTTCATACGCCATTGATGCCCTATCTTTGCTGACTGTATTTCATAATCACGCGTTTTCAGTGACATAATTCTAAGGTCTCTCATTAATTTCTGAAATTCACCTGGATATATGGTGGTATCCGCTTCCAAAATTCGTTTTACGTCAAAAGGCGAATACCCTGCTCTGACACACACTTCTCTTTCGCTCATTTCAAAGCATTCGGCTAACTCATGCAATACGCTCATTTTTTCTCCTCACACTTCTTTATTGCCCGGATGACCGTCGCACTGCTACAGCCTAACATACGCGCTATCTCGTTCACTCCGCGGCCAGATGCTCTCAGCTTGGCAATTTCTTTGTGTCTTGCATTGATTTTGTCCTTTTTTTGCTTTGCACATCGGACAACATTGGCAACCGTCTGATGACTATATCCAGTCTTTTCTGCTATCTCAGCATTGCTCAGGCCACGATATGCCAAATTCATTATCTTTTTCCGTCGTTCTTCCATCCTTTCTTCCTCGTTCGGCATATGTATATCCGTTTGGAGTTTTGGACGCCTTTTCACGTTATACAGAAGTGCTTCTTGTAGTGTCATGCTCCGCTGCATCCTTCCAAGCTGTAATGTGATGATATTTTTATAGATTCCAGTAATTAGCATTCGTCTCTTGACCATTCTGGATCCTCCTATCCCATCGCTTCTTGAGACTGATTCATAATATATAAGCTGGTCTCCTATCTTAAGAGATTTTCTGTATGCCTCTAATTCATCCCTTTTTATCGGGTTTTTTGTTTCAAT